CGAAGTCTCCATCGTGCCCATCGGCGCCAACCAAGACACCGAGATTCTGGCCGTCAAGGCGCAGATTGACAGCATCAAAGCTGGCAAAGCAATCTCGACCAAGAACCTCGACCAGCTCATTGCTGCTCGTGACTCCCTCGACGCGGTCATCTCCGCGGCCGAGGATACCGACTCTGAAGCCGGGACCAGCTCGGACGACTCGCAGATCGCTGAGGGCCAGGAGGCCAAAGCTGCTGCCGCTCGTCGCAAGTCCGTACTCGCACAGGTCGCCTATACGCTCAGCACACTGCCGAGCATCAACTAGACAGAAAGGCCCAGTAACATGGACCCCAAGAAAGAACTGGCCGAACTTCAGGCCAAGCTGTCGGCGATCGTCGCTGGCGTCAAGGCCTCTGGCCGCGACCTCACGGACGCCGAGACCACCGACCTCGAGACCGGGACTGCCCGCATCCTCGAGCTCAAGTCCAACATCGAGCGCGGCGAGAAGAACGCGCTCCTGATGAAGTCCGTTGCGGACCTCGCAGGAACCGTCGACGCCGTCGAGCCCGGCACCCAGGACCAGCCGGCTGCAAAGTCCGCCACCCTCGGCGAGCACTTCGTCAAGAGCGGAGCGGCCGCTGAGTTCGCCAAGGGCTCGGGCCAGCGCACCGTTTCGGCGCCCGAGTTCAAGGCCGCGGCTGACGTCAACGTCGCCGGCACCAACGGCAAGATCCAGTATGGCGGCGTAGTTGACACCCCGCTTCGCCGGCTGACCATCGCCGACCTGCTCGGTAAGGGCTCGATGTCCATGACCAGCCTCACCTACTGGGTGCAGGGCGCGGTCGAGGGTGCACCAGCAACTGTCGCGGAGAACGGCCTCAAGCCGTCCATCCACTTCAACTTCGCCCCGGTCACTGAGGCCCTGTCCAAGATCGCGGTCATCACCAAGATCAGCGACGAGGCAGTGCAGGACACCGACTACCTGGTGTCTGTCATCAACTCGCAGCTCGTCGGCCGCCTGCAGATTGTCGAAGAGGACCAGCTCCTCAACGGCGACGGCACGGCTCCGAACGTGCGGGGCCTGCTCAACCGCTCGGGCATTCAGACCTACGCGACCACGGCAACCTACTCCGCGGCTAAGGGCTTCGACGGCATCTTCCACGCCATGACCCTGGTCTCGACCGGTTCGGCGCAGGAGACGGCTGATGGCATCGTCATCAACCCCGCCGACTACGAGACCCTGCGTCTCGCCAAGGACGGAGAGCAGCGGTACTACGCCGGTGGCCCGTTCGACGGCGGCAACCCCGGTCTCTGGGGCGTGCGCACCATCGTGACCCCGGCCATCGCGGCCGGCACGGTTCTGGTCGGCGCCTTCGGCACCGCAGCTCAGCTGTTCCGCAAGGGCGGCATCACGGTCGACTCGACCAACTCCAACGAAGACGACTTCAAGTACAACCGAGTCGCGCTCCGCGCGGAGGAGCGCATCCTTCTGGCAGTCTACCGCCCAACGGCGTTCGTCAAGGTCACGCTCACCGCGTAATCTCCCGCAGTACCTGGGGGCAGAGCAGGCAGTCGACACTACAGACTGACACTCTGCCCCTGGGCTCCCAACTTTAGGAGGCTAACATGCCGCTGAAAGAATATGAAGTAGACGGCCGGACGTATCTCTTCGAAGATGCCGACGTGCCAGAAGGCGCCACCGCCGTCGAGGCGCCGGCCAAGCCGGCTAAGGCTGCTACCGCCCCCAAGAACAAAGCGGCTACGGCCGAAGACACCAAGTAAGAAGGATGGGGCCCATGGCTTTCGCAACTCCTGCCGACCTGTCGGCCTACACCATGGGCCTCATCTCTCCTACCGATGACCGGTCACAGGTCATCCTTGATGGCGCAACCAAAGCCATCCAGAACTACGCCGGCTGGAACATCGCACCGGCCGAAGACCTGACTGTCTATCTGGACGGCGGGACTGAAGAGCTCTTCCTCCCCACGCTCAAGCTCAACTCCGTGGCGTCAATCACGGTAGACGGCTCAGCCGTCACAGACTTCGAATGGTCTCGTCGCACAGGCAACGTCCGACTCAAAGACCACTGCTCATTCCCGGAAGTGTACGGCAGCATTGTAGTTGCCTTCAATTCCGGCTACGCCGAAGTGCCGGCTGACCTGAAGCAAATCGTTCTGCAAGTGAGCTCGATCGCACTCAGCTCGCCAACAGGCGCTACCCGCGAGCAGGCCGGCCAGGTCAGCATGCAGTGGGCCACCACCGCCCCGGGCGTTTCAGGCGGGCTCACCCTCCTGGACCGAGACTTCGTGACACTCAGCCACTACCTCCTCCCCAAGGAGTCCTAATGCTGCCGTCGTTCATGGCTAAGCCGTTCTACCGGAAACGCTACCCAGCAACCAGCGACCACGGAACCACCCGCCCCGACTACACGGCAACCCCAACCTCGGTGCTATTCCGCGGCAGCATACAGCCAGGCACCGGAACCACCGACACGATCAATCGCAACGGCGCAGAAATCGTCAAAACTATCTTTGCCCAGCCGGGTTCAGATGTCAAGCACGATGACCTCATCACCCTGGCCGACGGAGATTACTTCGTCAACGGTGAACCCGAGCGGTGGGACGTCGGCATCCTTGACCACATGGTCATCCACCTCTCACGCTGGAGCGGCTAATGGCCTTGACCGGAACCCACATCACCAAGCTCCGCATCAACAGTGCAGGTGTAGTCGCAATCCTCAAAGACCCCAAAGTCGCGGCTGACTTAACCAACCGGGCTGAACGTATTGAAGCGGCCTTACCCACCGACAACGGTGAAGAGTGGAAAGTCAACAGCTTCATGGGTCACGACCGCGCACAAGCCACTGTGCGGACCGGCAACGTCCAAGCACGACTAGCATCGGCTGAAGACAACGCGCTCATCCGTGCGCTAGACGCGGGAAGGTAAGCATGGCAGACCAGCTACTGACCAGCGCCGACGTCGAGCAAGCCATCATAGATGAGCTGACTCCACTCTACGTAATCGGCACCAGCATCCCAAACTCCAAGCCGGCCGTCTTCCTTCGGGTAGTCGCAGTCGGCGGAGTCCCGCAAAATCTAGTGACCGACAAGCCGACCGTATCGCTCGAAGCCTTCGCACTCAAAGAGTCCGTCGCGCGAGCTACGCTCGACAGCGCCTTGGCGCGCCTTGAACTTGCTGCCCGCAAAGGCCGCATAGGAAACGAAACCTGCTACGAGCTAGAGGTCTTTGCGCTTCCACAGAACTACCCTCTGCCGTCAGTGCCCACGCACACACGGTACATCTCAACGATTGCTCCGGCCATCCGCCGGCGTGTCACTTCCATCTAAGGAGCATCATGGCAGTCAACGCCAATAACGTCTTCATCGGCGCGCCGGATCAGTCAACGACCGGCGCCATTCTCTCGGGCCCCGAGGTCACCACCATCCCAGACTCGATCGATGACGTCGTCCTCTCGGGCCTGACCGACTCCGGGTATGTCAACGAAGACGGCGTGACCATCACGCCAGAAGACACCACCGAGTCAATCAAGGATTGGTCGGGCGCAGAAATCCGACGCATCCTCACCGAGTTCACAGGCACCATCGCGTGGACACATCTCGAGCTCTCGGCTGGAGCTGCTCGCAACTACTTCGGAGACGACAACGTCGAGCTCTCGCCGGCGACCGAAGATCACGGAAACCAGATCAAGGCAAGCCTAGGCAAGAACGAGCTGGATGTCAAGAGCTGGGTGTTCAAGATCAAGGACGGCGACAAGCGCGTCCTGGTGCTCGTGCCCCGCGGACAGATCAGCTCGCGCGGTGAAATCCCCCTGACTGCAACGGGCGCAATCACTCTGCCCGTCGAGCTGGCCACCTACCCGGACGCACTCGGCCAGAACATCTACATCTTCACCGACGACGGCGTCTTCTCCGCCGGCGCGTAAGCCCATGGTGAAAAAGGGTTTGTAGTAGCCGGAGACCAAACCAGAAACCCCGAAAGACACAGGCCCCGTGCAACCCACGGAGGTGCAAGCTGTTAGGGTCTCCAAGGCAATAACCTAGGGTGGCAATCGGGAGCCTGCCACCCTAGGTAACCTTCAGCATTCGTAAGATGCTGAAGATTCGGCTCCCATATCTTCAGTTTAGAAAGGCTCCTCCCATGACTTACAAGGTCCCCGAATCCAAGCGATCCATCGCTCAGAACCGTTTCGAGTTCGAACTCCCCGACGGCACTGAGGTCTCCATGCCCAAGGCCAAGTACCTGACCGTCGGCCAGATCGAAAAGCTCAACGGTCTGGGCGGCGAAGTCTCGTTGATTGACGTGCTCGAGCTCTTCGACGAAAAGGGCCCCGCCGAGGCCGTGCGCACCCTGGACTCTGAGCAGCTGGCCGACCTCATGGAGGCGTGGCAGGTAGACAGCGGCATCAAGGTGGGGGAATCCTCGGCCTCCGAGCCCAACTCCTAGCCGACCCGCAGACTAGGCTTGCACTTCAGTACGACCTCCTAGTCCGCGGCTATACGCTAGATGACCTAGGCACGGAGGCCTTCTCCTGGTATGACCTACTGGCGATCGCCAAGTTCATCCAGACAGATCACACCTCGGCACTCTCAATTCACATCCATGGCCAGACCTGGTCGATGGAGTCGCAGCTCCTCGCAATCGTCGCTGACGCTACAGCCGTCGGCAACTGGCAGCGAGCAGGCCGCCGCTCTGCACCAAAGCCTAAGCGCATTCCGCGCCCCTGGGAAAAGCCGAAGACCACAGCTCTCGGCCGCGGTGCAATCCCCATCAACAAGTTCAACGACTGGTGGGATTCTGCGCGCACTAAGCGCGCTAGCCGCAAGGCTGCAAAGAAGCCCCCTACCTCCTAAGCGAAGTAGGGGGCTTCCCCTTTCTGCCCCAAACTTTAGGAGCCCTCATGCCCACAGGAGTTGAACTCGCCACCGCATGGGTGCGCCTCACTCCCACCATGGAGGGCGTCCAAGGCGAAGTCGCCAAGTCCTTCAGTGGCGTCGACGCAGCGGCTGAAACCTCCGGCAAGTCAGCCGGCTCCAAGTGGTCGACGGGTGCCAAGGCCGCCGTCCTCATCGGCGGAGCGGCGATCGTCACCGGCCTGGTCAAGGTCTTCAACACTGGATTCGAAGAGTTCACCTTCGGTGAGAAGCTCAATGCCCAGACCGACGCGCTGGTCAAGAACACCAAGTTTGCGCTAAGCACCGAGGCTATCGGCGACTACACACTCGCCCTGTCCAAAGTCTCGGGCGTTGAAGAGGAAGCTCTGCAGGCCGCAGGTAACAGCATCATCAAGTTCGGCGGCGTCTCAGCCGAGAACTACAAGCGGGCCGTTGCGTCAGTCAACGACCTCGCCGCCTCAGGCAAGGATGCGGCCGCATCAGGTGAGCTCCTAGGTAAAGCCCTAGCCGACCCAGCCACTGCAGCCGCCAAGCTCAAGCGCGCTGGCGTGTCTCTGACCGAACAGCAGCAAGCGCAGATCAAGACGTTCACAGAAGCGGGCGACAAAGCCGGCGCCCAAGGCGTCATCCTCGACGCGCTCGAAGGAACCTACGGCGGGCTGGCAGAGAAAGTCGGGGGCACCACAGAGGGCAGCATCAACAAGCTCAACAACTCCTTCGACAACATGGCAGGCGACCTGGTCGCCACGCTGATGCCCGCCATTTCCGGCCTGGTCAGTGGCCTAGACGGATTCATCGGCTTCCTCAGTGATAACCAGCCGCTGATGTACATCTTCATCGGCATCATCGGCCTGCTGACCATCGCCTTCATTGCCATCACCGTGGCAACCTGGGCCATGAACACCGCCCTGCTAGCCAACCCGATCACGTGGATTGTCTTGGCCATCGTAGCGGCCGTGGCCATCCTAATAGCCATCATCGTCTTGCTAGTCACTAACTGGGATACAATTGTCAAGTTCCTCTCTGAGGTCTGGGGCAATATCGTAGACTGGCTAATCAGCACACTAGAAGCCATCGGCTCATTCTGGAATAACATCTGGACCAACGTCTCTAGCTTCTTTGTGACGGTCTGGACGGCCATTGTGTCCTTCTTCACGGACATCTGGAATGGCCTAGTAGACTGGTTCATGGGTCTGCTCATCGCATACGGCCAGTTCATCATCAACACCATCAACGGCATCGCCGCCGTGTGGAACACAGTGTGGACGGCTGTGGTTGACTTCTTCCGCGGACTGTGGGATGCAGTCGTGAGCTGGTTCACCACCCTGCTAACGGGCTGGGGCATCATCATCTCGACAGCCCTCAACGTCATCTCGACAGGGTGGAAGACCGTATGGAACGGCATCGTGTCGTTCTTCACCGGTCTCT